TTACTCAAAGGACATGTGTCCGTTCTGCGACCGTGCTAAAGCATGGTTCCAACAACACGGTTTCACTTACACGGAACATAAGTTATATAATGAAGAGCAGATGCTTGCGTTCCAACAAAAGTGTCCAGGTGCACGCACAGTACCACAAATTATAATCGATGATAAGAACATAGGTGGTTACGATGATCTGATGAAGATTACAGGTCAACTGCTAAAAAAGCAGGGTGGTCTAATGGAGTGGTCGGAGACCTATAAACCTTTCCACTATCCTTGGGCAGTAGAGATTACCCAACGTCATGAAAAAGCACACTGGATTGAAGATGAGATTGATCTGAACGAAGACGTGACTGACTGGAAGGGCAATAAGATCTCGCCAACTGAAAAAGAATATATAACTAATATTCTCCGATTGTTTACACAATCTGATGTAGCAGTGGGGCAGAACTACTTTGATAAATTCATCCCGAAATTCAAAAACAACGAAGTACGGAACATGCTCGGATCGTTTGCGGCAAGAGAAGGCGTGCATCAGCGTGCTTATGCTTTGCTTAACGATACTCTTGGTTTGCCTGATAGCGAGTATCATGCCTTTTTAGAATATAAAGAAATGACCGACAAGGTTGACTTTATGATGGAAGGCGATGGCAACACGCAACGCAGTTTAGGTATCGCACTGGCACGTTCTGTATTCAACGAAGGTGTTGCTTTGTTTGCTTCGTTCGTTATGCTACTCAACTTCCAACGTTTCGGTAAGATGAAAGGCATGGGCAAGGTTGTAGAGTGGTCAATCCGTGACGAATCAATGCACGTTGAAGGTAACTCTAAACTGTTCAAAGCATTCTGTGCTGAACATAATCGTATCGTAGACGATGAGTTCAAGAAAGAGATCTATGAGATGGCAAAACGTGCTGTTAAGTTAGAAGATAAGTTTGTTGATCTTGCTTATGCTATTGGTGAGATTGAAGGTTTATCTGCTGAAGAAGTAAAGCAGTATATTCGATATATTACTGATCGCCGTTTGTTACAACTTGGTTTGAAACCAAACTATGGCGTGAAGGATAATCCACTGCCATGGTTGGAGTGGGTATTGAATGGTGCTGATCACACGAACTTCTTTGAGAACCGAGTAACAGAATACGAAGTCGCTGGACTAAAAGGTTCATGGGACGAGGCATATACATAATAAAAATAAAAGGAGAAACCTATGTCTGAAGTATTATTCGAACTACTCTGCGATTCTTGTGGTGCAGATTACGAAATCCGTTATGTTGAAGGGATTATCGATCGTCAAGATGATGGTCCAATGTACTGTCCTTTCTGCAGCGCAGAAGTTGATTTGACTGACGTTGTTGATGAAGATCTAGAAGCATTGGAAGATGATCTAGACGAACTGGACTTTGATGACTAATCAATGGACATGGCAAGACAAACCTTTTACATCAGATGACATAGGTGATTATATTGGGTTTGTCTATGTTATTACCGACTTATCAAATGGAAAGAAATATGTTGGTAAAAAGACTTTCAAGTCTAAAAGAAAACTACCACCACTAAAAGGACAAAAAAGAAAGAGAACTAAGATAGTTGAGTCTGATTGGCAAGACTATTATGGTTCTTCTGCTGAAGTCAAAGAACTGGTAGAACAAAACGGAAAAGAAAACTATAAGCGAGAGATACTCCACCTGTGTTACAAGAAAGGTGAGATGAGTTATTTGGAATTGAAAGAGCAAATGGAACGTGAAGTTCTGTTGTCTGATGAATATTATAATGGTATAATACAGGTGAAGATACACCGTAGTCATGTACAAGGTTTGAAGGATGAGTGAAGAAAGAATACAATTATATGTTGGTGTAGCACCTAACGGTGAAGATGCCGAAAGTCAAATGGTGCTTGAGTACACTGCTCGGAAACACAGCAGTCTACCGATTGACATTCACTGGATGAAACACAACGGTTTATTCAATTCTATTTGGGGTGGGTGGAACAGTCAAACTTGGGCGACTCCATTCAGTGGTTTTCGTTGGGCAATCCCTGAGGCATGTGAGTTCCAGGGGCAAGCAATCTATATGGATAGTGATATGATTATCCTCGGAGACCTTGCTGAACTATGGAATGCTCCGTGGGAAGACGGTAAGATTATTCAAATGAAGGGTGGATGGCGCACCTGCGTTGCTAAGTGGCACTGTGAACGTGCTGGTAAAGTATTACCACCTGTTGAAGCAATGAAGAAAGAACCACATGCTCACCAACAGTTGTTTGGTGGTCTTCAACAGAATCCTCAGTTGGTACAAGAGTTTGATCGTCAGTGGAATAACTTTGATGGTGAGAACGATGATCTAAAAGACATCAAGATTCTTCACTATACAGATATGTCAACTCAACCACATGGTAAGTATGCTGTTCCTCGTTTAGAGGCAGAAGGACGCAAGCACTGGTTTGATGGTGAGTTTCGAACACATCGCAGACAAGACGTTCAAGATTTGTTTACTAGATATTATGAAGAAGCAATTGAATCTGGTATGTCTGTGTTTGATTACTACTCTGTTGACCCATCAACATGGGTTGAATATGTGAAAGAATCCCAAAAAGGATATCGAGCAAATAACGGATTTGACGGTTCTCAAGGGCAATAATATGAACGGTGAACTGCCTACCAGTCCTGTCGTGTTTGCGGCATGTGACTCTAAATATTATATGGAACATGCACCTGCTTTGGTTGCTTCTTGCGATAAGGTGGGAAAAGACTTACATATCCATATTGTAAACCCACTTCCTGAAACAGAAGCATTGACAAAGAAAATGCAAGATCGTGTTTCAATCAAGTACACAGTAACAACAGAAGAAGTAAATCTTGAGACTCTATTCCCTCATGAGATTCGTGCTTTCTATGCTTCTCTTAGATTCTTAGTTGCACCAACTATACTACAAAGTGCAAGAAGAATGTTGATTGTTGATATTGATTGTATGGTGATGAATGACTTTGATTTCCCTTTCAAACCTCTTGGATATTTCCCACGTGAATCACTTCCTGGAACTGTAGGATGGGAAGCAGAAGGTACAAAGGTTGCTGCTGGTGCCGTGTACTATGATGCTGACGCATATCATATTGCTGATCAAGTAAAGGATATGCTAAAAGAACTTCCTTATCAATGGTTCAATGATCAAATCGCACTGTCTCGTGTTTTCTCTCAAGTATCAGAAGATATGGTACACCACTTTGACAATCAGTTTATGGACTGGGAGTTTATTGAAGGCACAACAATATGGACAGGCAAAGGTCCAAGAAAATATGACAACCCAACTTATGTGAATATGAAGAAGGAGTTTACAGAATGCTTACTATCGTGACGTTCAAGTGGGAACCACTACCAAATCAACTTGAATCTATACCAACACAAACTGGTGCCACGAAGGTTACTTATGGTGCTGATCATGTCAATCGTCACTATAATATGGTGAAACGCAATCTGAATATTCCTTTCCGTTATATTCTTATGACTGATGACATCACTCCAAAAATCAATAAAGAAGTTGAGCAATATAAGTTGTGGGACACTCATCGCAACTTAGGTGGTTGTTATCATCGTTTGTTTACTTTCTCTAAAGAGTTTGAGAAGTGTGGTGGAGAACGATTCATTCAAATGGACTTGGATATGATTATCACTGGCGACATAACTCCCTTACTTGACAGAGATGAAGATTTCGTTTATTATAGAATGAAAGGTCCAGACGGTTCTGGTTTCAGAATGAACAATGGCATGTACATGATGAATACAGGTTCACGTTCTTTCGTTTGGGAAACATTCAATGAAAATCCACGCAAAGCAATGTCATTGCGTAAAGGAAATGGAACTGATCAAGGTGTAACTAACTCAATGCTTGATCTTGAAAACGAAGCACATTGGGATCAAGGTGATATGATTTACGATATGCGTCAAGACTTTATTGAGAAGCAGAAAGTAGATTTGCCTGAAGACTGCCGTATTGTAATGTGGCCAGGTCCAAGAGACGCAATAAAGAATCCTGAGTGGGCAGATCAATATCCATGGATAAAGGAACATTATAAGTGAGAATAAAGGTTATTGGTGCAGGGTGGTTTGGTTGCCACGTTGCACTGTCTTTGATTGAAGATGGTCATGAGGTTGAACTTCATGAGATGAGTAGCGATATCTTTACTGGTGCATCTGGTAAGATTCCTGCTCGCTTGCATCTTGGTGCACCACACTATCCTCGTTCTATGGTAACTCAAGAAGCATGTAAAAGTCATCAGACTGACTTTATGGCAAGGTATGGGGATTTGACTCGTGCTGTTCCAATCAATATCTATGCTGTTGCAAATGATCACAGCATGGTTGATTTTGGAACATATCATATGGTGTTGAAGAATCAAATAGAGATTCTAACTATGCATGATCCAGCAGAGTTTGGATTACAGAACGTTGAAGGTGCTGTAATGACTGGTGAACGTCATATCGTTGTTGAACGTGCCAAGAAGTTCTTTGGTGAGAAACTGAAAGACGTTCTGAGATTAGAATCTAATGATCGTTCTGAAGATGGTTGGGACTATGTTATTGATTGCACCTTCTGCGCAAACGATGAGTATATGGTAGATCGTTTTGAACCTTGCCTTGTTCCATTGCTTGAGGGTGAATCATACAAAGCAGTTACGATTATGGATGGTCCATTTCCAAGTTTGTATCCATGGAATGAAGATAAGAATCTTTTGAGTTTATCATCAGCAAAGTACACTCCATTCTCTAAAGAATGTAAGACTTGGAAAGAAGCACGTGACTTGTTGGATAATCTTAGCAAATCAGATATTGAGAAGCAAGCAAATGATATGATTGATAGTATGGCACACTTCTATCCTCATGTCAAAGACTTCAAAGTTATTGATCACATGCTCAGCATTCGTGCTATGCCATTGTCTGCTGCTGATAGTCGATTAGTGCACGTGGTGAAGATGTCTGATAAGTTGATTCGTATTCGCTCTGGTAAGATTGACGCTGTTATTGAAGCAGATCGTGAAATCAAAAAGATGATTTATGCGTAACAGAGTTCTCATTACTGGTCACAAAAGCACAATAGCACAGGAGTTTGATAAACTGACTCCTGATGAATGTGTTGGTATTCGTGTAGAACAAATGTACTATTATAGAGATTTTGATCGTTATTTGTTTTGTCAAGGATACTTGTTGCCAAAGACAGATGAAGAGAAAACGCCAAGAGAAAGAGACAAATCACGTTTTGTAAACTACACCAGCATCGTAGATGCAGTCAATATGATCTTTGAAGTAAATCCGAACGCAAGGATTTGCATACTTGGTTCTGAAAGCGGATACAAAGGATCGTATGACAATACCTATGCAAAGTGGAAGAACAAGATACACGAGTTTATTGAAAACACTCCAACAAAGCAAGGACAACAGTTGGTTGGAATCTCTCCTTCTATTATCGAAGACACTGCCATGACTCAGAACAGAAAAGACGTAGACAATCTAAATCGTAGAAGAAACAATCATCCAATGGGCAGGTTCTTGTATGCTGAAGAAGTAGCAAGAATGGCATATACCTTATTGTATGAACAACCATATGTAAACAGAACAGTGATTAGAATGCACGGTGGAGAACTATGAATAGAAAGGGATTGAAAGAATACTTGTTGAATCATCCATACAGGAGTTCTATCAAGTATAGTCCATCAAAGAAACTAATCTATATGAAACCTGGAAAGACTGCAGGTACCAGTGTGCTGCGTGGATTCTTGGAGTTAGAGATACCTGACATTCTTCAGCATGATGGAGTACACAAGGATCAACATGATAAACAACGCAAGATGGAAGGTTATGTTGTTGATTGGTTGAATGGTATTACTGATGAGGAACTGGAAGATTACTACATCTTTACAACAGTTCGCAACCCATGGTCACGTGCTGTTTCTCTTGGTTCATACTTTGGTGTTGGTCCAGAAAAATACTTAGACAATATGCAGTCATATGAAGATAGTGATAGCATTTTTGCTCAACACGCACTACCTCAGCATGTATACACTCACATGAACGGCGAACAGTTTGTTGACAGAGTTGTGAAAATGGAAACATTTATGAAGACTTTGACTTAGTGTTGAGTGATATCGGACTAAACACCAATCGTAAACTTCCGCACAACAATAAAAGCAATCATAAAGATTATAAACAATATTATAATGATGAACGCAAGAAGATTGTTGGTGACAAATATAAACTTGATATTGAATACTACGGATACCAATTCTAATGACAGTAAGAACATGTACACTAATGTGGGGTACTGCTTGGGAACGATATGGTTCTATCTTTGCAGAAACTTACACAAAACACTTTGACCCATCTATTGAGTTATCTCTTGTAACTGATAGAAAGTTAGACTTTGATCGTGCTAAGCAGATTGATTTACATTCGCTAGAAGATTATAAAGTATTTACTGAGAAGTGGAAACAAACTTGGGTAAAGAAAGAAGGTGCGCCACCACAAGATGGATGGAAGTATGATGCTATGAAGTGGATGCCTCAAGCAATCACACCAAAGGCAGTGTTAGCAGCAAACCAACACTGGGTTGATGGTGATATACTTGTATGGATGGATGCTGACTGTGAGTTCTATGCTGATGTTGATGAAGCATGGGTTGAGAAAACTTTAGGTGACGCTGACTGCTGCGCACTGCAACGTCCAAACCTACACACTGAGATTGGTTATTATGCTATTCGTTTGAACCCAACAACAAGAGCAGCACTTGATCGTTTTGCTGACTTGTATTTGTCTTATGACTTGTTTGATTATGATGAGTGGCACAGCGCATATGCTTGGGACATTGCTATGACTGAGTTTGGAATCAATATCAAAAACCTAAATGTCACCAACGGCAGAGCGCACGTGTTCCCAGATTCAGTGCTTGCCGAGAAAATAAACCACAAAAAAGGGCATAGAAAACCAGGTGGAGGATAAAATCCTTATAAATCAATAACTTACAGATCAACTATTTTCTCGTTATTTATCAACAACTTAGCGTATTTTAGCGTAAGTTATTGATTTTACAGGAAATATAGTTGTTGACATTTTCATCAAGTTGCTGTAGAATAGTCGTATAAATTGAAGAGAGAGAAAAATTTATGAACGTTATTTGGATGACCCCCGAACTTGAAGATTCTATCCTCGGCGACGTGGATGGTTATAGTCAAGAAGGCATTGATTTGATGGACGACTACTTAGAGTCTATCAACGGTTATTTCTTCTCATTGACCTCAGACGATCCTGAGCATACAATTGAACGTGGCAAGACTGTTGCTGCGAAGTATGGTTTTGAAACTCTTGTTGTGGAGCACTTATCATGAACAACGATCCTTACACTACTCTTGCGGACGAAACTTATTACATGCAACAGGAGCAGAATGCTTATTATGCCAAGCAGGCAATCCATACATTCG